CTGCGAGAATCCTTAAAGTTGCTATTGCCATGGTCAATAATAATATCCCCGTCGCCAAGTAATGGTAGTAACTCATTGATAGTGTCCTCTACTAATTCTGCAGGAATAACAAGTTGGAAGATACCTGGTGCTTTACCCACCATGCCCTCCTGAGTATGAACTACTTGAACAAGGCTTTCCAGAGAATCTGCAGCTGCAGTAATATACCCGTTCGCTGCTGCTTCTTGAGCTTTGGCAAAATTTCTCCTGTATCCATAAACTTCAATACCTTCTTTCATCATACGGCGAGACATACCCTCGCCCATACGACCTAAACCGATTAATCCTACTTTCATAACTCAACAAGCAAATGGTCTTGCCGATGCACGGCGATGTTTTAATTCAGATGCGATTTTACCCAGTTCTGTGTATACAGCGTCACCAACCATATAATGGCCTTGACGATGCTCAACACACTCTATGATTTTGTCATAGTCTTGCTGAGAGAAGTCGGGAAAAAAGTTTCTAGTCATTTAGTCTTTTGTAAATATTCTGGGAAAGGGCACCCTTTGAAGTTATGTATCTCATTTACTGAGAGCACAAAACATGTAGAAAACCCTAGACAGAATGCAAATAGCATCTGTGGGAAGTTGTAGTTGCCCATGTATGCTGTAGGATCAGGTTCATCATCATGAGGATGAATATGCCTAGAGATCCTTTCTACTTCTGAGCGCCTTTTCGATTTGGCGTCTAACTCTGTCTCTTGCTTCTGGGTCTTCGGTTTCTTTTCTGGAGTATCCATGTTTCTGGTGAAAAATAAAATGTCCTTGACATATTATAGTGATTCCAAACAAAAACAGTGTAACTATTCCTACCCATTCTATAAGTTTATCTTGAGCCATGGAAAAATAGGATCTATAACTCCAATGAGTCGAAGCAAACCTTCAGCAAAAAGTGCGAGAACAACCCAACCAACACACATACTAATAATTGAAGCATTACGATTGTGTTTGCGTATTGCATCATCAATCATCTCCTGGCACTCTTCCTTAGTGACATAGTGTGCTGGTTTAATTTCATCCATCCTGTGTGTCATTCGGGAGATTATCCATAGGATCTGGTTCTCCTCTTACTATAGCACAAGCTCTCTTATAAAAGAAGTTGTCTGTCGTTCCATTTTGTTCAAATACTGACTTTATCTTCACCCAATTTGAATACTCATCAGGGTGCATTGGTTTTCTCCCTAGGTTACATTACTATTTAATGTTAGGAGGTGATACAAAAATGTCAAGTATGTGTTGAATTGCTAACGGAGAGAACAGGAATCGAACCTGCGAAAGTTTTACCTCCAGCCGCTTTCAAGGCGGTGTCCTCGACCAACCGGACTCTCTCCTTATCGAACTTCAAAGTCCATTTTACGAACTTTGCGTTTGCGTCTTGCCTCTTGGTAGGCAAGTTCCTGAGCAGAGAAATGACTATCAATCTTTTCTTCTCTGTCATATGATACCATGACAACCTGACTTAAGTCAACTGCACCGACTTTATCATCGATCAGTCTCATTTGATTAGGGCACCCACAACATTGAGATTTTGAGGTACTAGTTAATTCCGTGCGGCATTGCTTGCATCTTACTGTGATCATTTTTCATTAACCAAATCGTCTGTTTAAGAATTTTTATTTATGATCTTCCATAAATGTCATCTAGTCTAACGATATCTTCTTCTCTACAATCTCCAATCTGAGTTTCAATAAAAACTAGGCCTTCTTCCCCAGCAGAAGCACGATGAGTTACCTTACATGGTATATACCAAAAGGTACTTGGCACTGCGTCATGAGACTCATGATCAACTTCGACTGTTCCTGATCCACTAACAACAGTCCAGTATTCAGATCTATGCTCATGATATTGCAATGAAAACTTTTGTTCTGGTTTAATTACGATTCTCTTGACTTTATAATTTGGTTCGTCAAGAAGAACTTCATAAGTGCCCCAAGGCCTTTCATATATCATGACTAAACTTTTTGGAATACTCTCTCATTATATATTCACCATAGGATAGGTTCTCATCTTCACGCCTTTTACAACTACCCACACCACAGAACCCACAGTTTTTTCCTGGAATAATATAATTTTTTACAATATTTTTATATGTTGCCATAGGAGTTTTTTCATACAAACTTCTAACATCTACTTTATTATATGCAAGCAAGGTCAAAGTATTGATGACAAAACTTATTTGGCCATAGTGAGGGATTTTGTTGATATTACAAAAATCAAGATACAGATTTTTATCTGTTTCATACAAACTGTATAAGACAGAATAAACACTACCAATTTTGTGTTTCAATTCATCAGACCTAAAAAGATCTGCAACATCAGTAACTTTAGATTTTGAATTAATATCAGATATTGAATCTTTATCCCAAGGAAAATTCCAATCATTCTGAATCATATAGTCCAAGAGATTTCTTAGTTCAACTGCGTTTGGATCATTAACATAGTTGATTCGGCCATCGGGGTAATCAACACTCAAATAATATTGCTGATTATCTTTATCGATAGTTTCATAACCAAAAACTTCAATGGCAGACATTTCAAATCTACCTTCGTCATACAAGTTCTCAAGAATATTAAGTTCCTTTATTCCACATGCACCAATCCAATCAGTAAAGTGTGATTGATATTTTTCTTGGAATATTCCTGTCTTACCAGAAAAAACTTTTTTAGATACACAGTTTCCAATATAAAAAACATCAGACTTTTCTATTAGATTATATTCATCTGACATTTCTTCAGGTTGAATATGATGATACTTATAAGGAATTCCCACACCCTTGTAGTAAGACTTGTTGCCTTTACAAACTCTACCATCAACATATTCAATTGTATCGTTCAACTCAATAGAATTGACGATGCTTCCTTTTTTATCGTGAACTAGTATATCCATAATGGGAGATATCGGGATCGAACCAATGACCTATTCGGTGTAAACGAAGTGCTCTACCGCTGAGCTAATCTCCCTGGAGCGGGTGACGGGAATCGAACCCGTGACATCTGCTTGGAAGGCAGAGGTTTTACCTCTAAACTACACCCGCGAGGTGGAGAATAGGAGACTCGAACTCCTGACAGCCTGCTTGCAAAGCAGGTGCTCTACCAACTGAGCTAATTCCCCTGGGACCATTCACAGGACTTGAACCTGCGACCTGATCTTTACAAAAGACCTGCTCTACCAGCTGAGCTAGAATGGCAGTGTTGGAACACCATCCAGTTAAAAAACCTAATGGTGAATTAGAGGGCACAAAAAACCCCAACCAACAGAATGACAACTACCGAAATAATTGTCAACTCCCCCACCTGGGCTCGAACCAGGGACAGGGTGATTAACAGTCACCTGCTCTACCAACTGAGCTATAGAGGATTGTTTGCCTTTTCTTCTTTTGATTTCTTGAAATAGAGTTTATAGTATCTCTTTTTCATTTCATCAATAGTATTCATGTCTTCTTCAAAACCCATATACTTGAGATGTTGGTAAGTTCCTTCCATTTCACTAATGAGAAGAAGAAGATTGATGGAGGTCACAGGGCGACCACCAAATGAATAATTGTCCATAAAAGCAAGAAAAGGACAACAGGCCCACCAGGACTCGAACCTGGGACAACCGCTTAGAAGGCGGGGGTTATATCCACTTAACTATGGGCCCTCATGTTTGACTAAAGGGAGAATTAACTTTTTTCTATCCCTTCAGCAAACTCATCATACTCGTCTTCGGAGATTTCGTCAAGGGAGATAACTTCTAAATCGTCTTTTGGTTCAAACCATTCATCAAACTCTGCCATAATCGCAAATTTATCATAAATCCTTGCAACACCCTTACCGTTGTATTCTTTTACTTTATCAACAGCCCATTGTCGGATGTGTATAACAACCTGCTCACTCTCCATCATAGTAGTCTTTTCTGAAGTATCTGCTGAGGATGTTACTATTGTAGTATGCTGGTCCTCCTGTGTCAAGGGATTCTGTAAGGACTCCGTGAATGAAGAGTTGTCTTGTTTCTTCAAAGTTTGTTTTGCCAGCTGTTT